GACCATCACCTGGGCGGCGAAACCCTGCCCGATTGCGTGGCGGTGGTGAACCCGAACCGCCAGGACGAAACCGGCGATCTGAGCCATCTGTGCGCCGCCGCCGTCGTGTTCCTGCTGCTGGTCGAGGCGAACCGCCGGTTGCGCGGCGACGGTGTGACCGGCCCCGACCTGATGGCGATGCTTGACCTCGTGGCGTTGGCCACTGTGGCCGATGTGGCGCCCCTGGTGGGGGTGAACCGCGCCTTCGTGCGTCAGGGGCTGGTGGTGCTGGGGCGTCGTCAGCGCCCGGGCCTTGTGGCCTTGGCCGATGTCGCGCGGATGGATGGCGCACCGACCCCCTATCACCTTGGGTTCCTGCTGGGCCCCCGGGTCAACGCCGGGGGGCGCATCGGCGCCGCCGATCTGGGCGCCCGCCTGCTGGCCACCGACGACCCGTCCGAGGCGGCGGCCCTGGCCCAACGCCTGGACCAGCTGAACACCGAACGCCGCGAGATCGAATCCGCCGTGCGCGCCGCCGCCCTGGCCCAGGCCGAGGCGCGGGGCACCGACGGACCCCTGGTCTGGGCCGCGGGCGCGGGCTGGCACCCCGGTGTGGTGGGCATCGTGGCGGCGCGGTTGAAAGAGGCATTCAACCGCCCCGCCGTGGTGATCGGGCTGGACAGCGCGGGGCTGGGCAAGGGCAGCGGCCGGTCGGTCAGCGGTGTCGATCTGGGCGCCGCGATCCACCGTTTAGCCACCGAGGGGCTGTTGTTGCGCGGCGGCGGGCACCGCATGGCCGCCGGTCTGACCGTGGCCGAGGCACAGATCGCCCCCGCGATGGAGCGTCTGGGCGCATTGCTGGCCCGGCAGGGGGCGGGAACCGGCGGACCGGCACAATTGAACCTTGATGCAGTGCTGATGCCCGGCGCCGTGACGCCCGAACTGATCGAACAGATCGAACAGGCCGGCCCCTTTGGCATGGGCGCCCCGGCACCGCGCTATGCCTTTCCCGATTGCGTAATCCACGCGACGCGACAGGTGGGCGACAGCCATCTCAAGATCACCTTCGGCGATGGCATGGGCGCGCGGATCGACGCGATCGGCTTTGGCGCCTTCGACGGCCCCCTTGGCCCCGCGCTTGCAGGCCACGGCGGCGCACGCTTCCACCTGGCAGGGCGGCTTGAGATCAACCACTGGGGCGGGCGCATGCGTCCGCAGCTGCGTCTGGACGACGCCGCAGGCGCGTGACAAAGCCCCGGGCCACAGTGATCGATATTTTTCCGCTGCTCAGGCAAAATCACACTTGCCCTCACCGGGCAGTTTGCCTAGACACCACCGCACCGCTGTGGCCCGTTCGTCTATCGGTTAGGACGTCAGGTTTTCAACCTGAAAAGAGGGGTTCGACTCCCCTACGGGCTGCCACTGATATTTTTCTCATAATCATTCCAATGCGTTACGGGTCAAAATTGTCCCACCGGGGAAAACCCACTCGAAAAGTGGGACACTTTTGTTCTAGTTTCGTCCGTCGGTCATCTTCCTAAAAGCGGCCTCGGCCCGCGTCTTCTGACTTGCCGCCTTGGTGTATCGCGTCACCTCTTTGCTGGTCTGGTGGCCCGTGATCGCCATGATTTCAAATTCGGTGCAACCCATCTCGGCAAGGCGTGCGGCGGCGGCTTTTCGCAGGCCGTGAATACTGCAATTCGGCAACCCGGCGTCGTCGCACCATTCGCGAACCCGGTTGCCGAATCCGTTGTTCGTGAACGCCCGCCCCTGTTTCGACACAAGGAACGTCAGATCGCCCGTCGGCCCTGCGTCCATGATCGCTTGCAGAGCGGGAATGATCGGGATTTCCAGCTTCACGGGATGACGGGCGCGGCCCTTGTGCTGCGTGAAGATCAGCCAACCGTCGCGGACGTGCTGTTTCCCGAATTGGACCAGATCACTTCGCCGCTGCCCGGTGTAGAGCGCCAGCGCCAAGGCCAAACGGGCAGTCGTGCCAATGGGGTGCTTAACCTCGTATTGCTCAATCTCGGCAAGGGTCCATGAATGATAACCCTCCGAGCTGGATTTCAGCAGCTCCACGTCGGCGGCGGGATTCGTGTCGTGGTGATCGTATCGCACGGCAAAACGAAAAAGCTGGCGCAACACCTTAATCATGGTGTTCGCAGCCTCTGGCGTCGCCATCATTTCGTCGCGTCGGCCCCGGATGTGCCGGGGCAGCATCATCTTGAACGGCTTGTCGCCGCTGCCCTTGTGCTCGGCGAACCGTTCAAGAATCGCGCGTCGCGTCTTCTGCGTGCCGGGGGCCAACTCGGCCCACAGCGCCGACTTGTAGTATTGCGCGCAAAGCCATTTGAACGTGCCGGGCGTCAACCCGCCCGGGTTCAAGGTGCGCGGCTTGCGCGGAGTCTTGGGATTCGCGGCGGCCTTGTAATTGGCCAGAAACTCGGGCGAGCCCAGCGGCCCACGGAGTCGGACCTTCCCGCCTTCCCGGCGAAAATACAGACGCACGTTGCCGTGCCGGTCGGTATCCTCCACCGCATATTTCAATCTGAATTTCATAGAATCCTCGGGCATCATTCGTCCCAAGGATTGTGGTCCGAGTCGTCGCCACCCGGCAAGGCATCAAATGCACGGTCCAAAGCACGCACGTCCCAGACGCGCCGACCGTCGATTCTCTTGGGTTTCGGCATCCGCCCATCGCTCACCATTGCGTCGAATTTGGACGATCCGACGCCGACATAATCAGCCGCCAACACGCGCGAAAGCCCCCGCCGCGTGGGCGGCGGGCAGGCTTCCTGCTTATGCTGGTGCGCGGCGGGCATGGTCGTGTCAGCCGTCCAGCCGAACGTGAACGCTGGCGCTCGGGTTCGCAGCGGCGGTGACGGCAAGGCCGACCCGCATGTTGCCGCTGGCGGTGGACGTGATAACCTTGTTCGTATCATCCCAATAGACCACGGCCCCGACAGCGAAGGTGTTGGCCGACACCTTGGGCATGTCGAACACGCCGGTAGTCACTAGCAGCAGCGGGTCGCCGATTGCCGCCTTGCCCGAGGCCACGCCGAAGAGATTGTTGACCAGCACGCCGTCCCCCGAGCTGGCGGTGGCGCTGGCCGTAATGGAGATGGAGTCACCGGGTTGAACGTAGTTTCGCATGGTCAAAGTCCTTTCGAGGTTCTGAAATAGAGGGTGTGAGGGGTGCGACGCCCGGCCAACTCGGCGATTTCACGGTCCAGCGCGGCGAAGGCGCGGGCCTGCTCCGCGTCTGACTTGTATGAGACGGTTTCGCCGGATTGGTCGCGATACTCGCGCACGCCGCCCGCCCGCGCCTCAAGCAGCGCGTCGCGGGCCTTGGTGAGCTGGTCGAGGGTCAGGGCCATCAGGCGTCGCCTTCGTTCTTGTAGGCGGCGCGGAATTCGAGCCATCCGGCCCCGAAGTCCAGCCACGCCCGGAACTTGAGCCCCAGCGTGTTCCACGCCTCGGCGCGCTGAATCTGCACGCCCTGCGCCGAGCTGAGATAGCCATACTGGAACGCCGCCAGCCGGGCAGGATCGCAGAACACGAACCATTCCTCGCCGGTGATCCGGGGTTCAACCAGCAACGACAGCTTGGACCCGAACACGTTCACGTCGGCGGTCGTCGCCGCGTAGATGGACGCCAGCAGGCGTTCGGCGGCGGACTCCAGCTCGGGACCGACCAGCAGGTATTTCGGCTGGACGTTCACAAGTGTTTTGCCGTCGAGGCCCTTGGTCGCACGCATAGCCTTGCGTGCGTCTTCCAGCGCCCCGGTGTCACCAGCCGAGCCGAGCGACAAGCCCGTCCCGGCGAGGTTGCCCCGGCTGGCGTCGAAAACCGGCGTGCCGTCGCTGAGGTTCGGGTTGCCGGTGATGAGGTCCACCAGCACGTCGGCCTCGGTCTGTGCAGCGGCCTCGCCAAACGCGGCGGTCATGTCGCCGAGCATCCCGAGGTCATCGTCGATCAGCAGTTGCGGCGACACGTTGAGCCCCCGGGCGTAGGTCTTGAGAGACATGGTTTCGCCGTTCTCGGCACGGGTCGTGGCGGTGATCTCGCCGGACTCCGCCAGCTCTTCCAGACGGCCCATCTCGCCGAGGCGGATCGCCGTCACGGTCTTGAAGTTGGACAGGCTGCGCTGGCGGCCAAGCATCTTGAGCGGCGACGCGGCGGCCTGATAGCTGGCGAGCGCGGTCTTGCCCATGGCGTTGGACACCAGCAAGGCGAAGTCGCTGGTCGTGTGCTCGGCGGCCCGGGTGAAGGTTTCGTCGGGCGACATGCCCCGCGTGCTGATACCGGCGCGGGCGAGGCTGCCACGGGCCATGTCCAGCATCGACTCGCCGAGATACTGCCGGACCTCGGGCTTGGGCTCGCCACCCGCCATGCGGATGTTCAGGGCCTCGGCCTGACGCTGGACGATCACGTTGGGATCGTCGTTCGCCGGGGCGTGGGTGCGGATGACCGGGGCCGAACGGCGGCGGGTTTCCATCGCGTCAAAGCAAGCGGTCTTGGCGACGTTCATGTCCGCGCTTTGGTCGATCAGTTGATCGGCGATGTCCGGGCCAAGGCCCGCCGAGCGGACGAGCCCACGGATGTCGCTCCGGCGCTGGGTTTCCACCTCTTCGGCGGACGGGTTTTCGATGACGGGTTCGGGCATGTGGGGACTCCCTTGTTGATGCCTGAGACGTGCGGCTGGGTCCGCTGGATTCGAGGTTAGCGTGACCTCAGTGATCGCCCAGCGGGTCGGACTCTTGGTCCGGCCTTGGGGCGTCATTTGTTCGGTCCACCCCGTGACGCGATATCCGATGGACACCCCCGTCACGGTCCCGTCCGCGATCCGCTGCACCACGGGGGCAGCATCTTCGGCGGACGTGATTTCGAGAACGGCAACAATGGAGTCGCCTTCCCGAGCGATGGACCGGACCCGCCCGAGCTGGTCGCGTACGGAC